GTCATCAGTGAGGATGAGCAAGGTTTTGTAGTTTCTCACGGAGATCACGCTCATTATTTCTTTAAGAAGAACTTGACTGAAGCTCAAATTAAAGCCATGAGAACCAGTGCCAAGAAAGCTATTGTTCCTATGATTTATGGAAGCAAACGTGCACCTGAACGTGAGTTTCCAAATGAAGTAGAATGCTCAGCTTTCTTACAAGCTGCTGATAAACGTATGGAAGGTTGCTTACTTCTGCGTAATATTCTCATGAATTGTGTAGATGAAAAAGCTACTGAATACGTTTGGGTAATGCCAGACGGACATACCGTTGTGACACCAGTTACTAAACGTAATTGGTATGAAACAACACTCTCAGATGGATTCACTTTTAAATGGTCTATCTATGAGAAAGGTACGACCAAGTGGTATATCAAAAATGCAGCTAACCAAATTCACTCGCTGGATGCACTAATTATGCGTGAGATGGTTCGTAGATGTAGTTATGAACCAAGAAAGGTATTTGATACCTATAAACTCTTGTTGGGTGTTACCAAAGTAGAGGGAGGTATCTCTACAGCATTTGAGAAAGCCATGATGATTCTGGATAAATCAGAATTTGTTCCTACAAATATCATTGAGGCTATTAATACAACTGAAGAAGTCAATGCTTTACCTGAATGGGCTAAAGAGAAACTGATTGGTAGGTTGTATCTCATGCTGAAATATAAGCCTTTCGATATGGTAGTCATTCATGATTGCTTTAGAATAGCTAGTAATAACGGTAACTATGTTCGTTATTGGTTCAAGGAAATTATGGCAGAGATTGCTGAAAGCAATATGCTATATTTCCTTTGTGGACAATTACCAAATAATCCAATTACACCTGAATCATTGAACAAGAAAGATAAAATCCGAGTTGCTCAGTTGATTCGTGAAAGTGAATATGGTTTAAGTTAACATCAAAGGGGAGCGTAAGCTTCCCTTTTTTATTATTGCTGGCTCACAGACGCTCTAGAATGGCTATTGGATGGTTGAGTAAGGGTAAGGTATACCTTGAGCCAAGAAATCAATCCTAGCGCATTCTAGGGCTATTTCTGAACTAGTTAAAAAGGATTAGTACTAAAGTAGTAGTCATCTACTACTAAAGTAGTAGTCCATCTAGTTCTTTTGGAGTATTGACAGACCTCTGAAAAAGGCTAAAAATAAATACTTCTTTTCTTTTTGTCCTTTTTCTTTTCTTAAGGTTGAGTATGTTTAATAAGTTCTATGTTCAGTTCAGAGGTAGTAAGATATTGATGGTAGTAGAGACTGCTACTAAGCAAGGTGCTTGGGATATGGTAGTTAAAGATTATGGTGATAAGGTTTATAAAGTGTTAACTGAACAAGAGTTGTTTAATATACCTGATAGACATGAGTATACTCTAGAGGCTTATAAAACCCCTTTGGAGGTATATGAACATGACCAAGTTACAACCTAGACGTGTAGACAGTATTTATTATAATAATTATTACAAGTATCAAGACCTGCTTGAAAGTGTAGGTCTTACTCTTAAGGGTGATTCACGTTATTATCTAGGAAGATAGATAATAGTACCTAAAGCTGGTTTAAATGATGAGTTATGGGATGTTATTACATGGGTACAGAAAAGATTCTGGAAGATTACCAGACTAGTAATAGCAGCAGAGCATAAACAAGAAAATTTTAAAACAGTTGTTAGTAATTGCTACTATGGTTCTCAGGTATATGAACATGATAGGTATGAAGATGAACCACCAAAAGAAGCCTTCGATTTAGTCGAGGGCTTTATTTTTATTAATAAGTACCATGAGATTCCTGAATCCATTAAGAGAATGATGGATGAAGAAGAAGTTGAAAAGATACTAGAGGGATAATAGATATGGAAATGCCTGAGTTAGAGTACGACTATGAGTCATACTGGAAGTTTCTTTGTAAAAATGATGTTGAAATGCCTTTATGTATTGCTATTGTTGATGTCCATGCTCCTTACAATAGTTTATTAAGTAATTATTGTTTAGACATATACAATGAAGATGTAGGGGAAATAGAACAACTTCCTCTAATGCCATATGATGTTAAAAAGCTAAAAGAAATTGGTAAATACATCACCTTTGTACAAAATAGATATTTCGATAGTAGAGATAGTGGAGAAATTGAGTATTTAGTAGAAGTATTCTCTTATATTCAAGAGACTATGGAATTACCTGATGGTTTCTTGGATTATTACGACAAAATACAAGCTGAAGAGATGTTGAAAGGATAATCATGAAAAATAACCAATTCTACAATGAACTTCGTATTCGTAGATTTAAACGAATAGATAGGAATGAGTCAGAAATAGACTGTTGTTTTATGTCTAGTTACTGTTTCTTAGGTGATTTAGCTGACAGTTGGTATTGGACTCTTAAAACTAAAGAAGAACCATTACCTAAAGGTCTGCATGAAGATTTATTCAACTCTTCTACTTTGATAAAGACTGTTGAATACAAGTATGCTTTGCATAATGTAGATAATAAGGTACGTCATAAGTTTAAGACTTTAAATAGAAATCTGAAATACAGAAAGACACTAGGTGATTTACAAGAAATGTTCTTCAGAATCATGTCAAAGTATAGAGATATTAAAGCAGTGAATGAAGAAGGTATTGTTGTATCTAATTTTTATATGTATAGAACATATGGCACTCCTACTGTAAAGGTTAATCATGTAGATGAAATTGATGAAAATGCTTTTATAATCATTAAGTACTTTACTGAGCTTCAGAATATTGGACTTAATGACAAGATTCCTGCTCATATCTTAGATTTCATTGAGAAGCAGAGTGCTTTAGAGATACTGGAGAGTTAATCATGATTTTGAATTGGTTAAAACAGAAGTTTCCTGACCATTTTTGTAGTATACGAATATTATATGTTGACGGTAAAGATTACAAAGCTGTTATTGATGATTCTTGTTTATCTGGAGATATTTCTTACAGCTACGCTAAAACCAGAGCTAAAAATCTGAGAGACTGCTATATGGTAGATACCATTGAAGACTGGAATACTATTCCATCTGTTTTTAAAGAAAAGTTGATTTACTATCTTAGTTATATTCAAGATAAGTTTGATAGGATTACTACGTATTGTAAGAAAGGTGTCTATTTCAGAAAAGATTTAGGTATTGTGCTGAGATTACAGGTTAACCCAATTAAGTATGAAGAAGCATATCCTCCTACAGATGCTTTTCTATTGATTAAATGGTTTACTGAGATTCAGTGTACATGGAAAGCACCTGAAGAGTTAGAAGAGTATATTGCTAAAGAAATGGCTCTAGAGATGTTGGAAGGCTAGATATGATTAGGCATTTAATGGCTAATGTAGTTAGAGTTGAATATAATTCTCCAAATCATACAGATACTTATTTAATATTTGATAGTGGGTTATCTAAGTTTGATTTACTAGGCAGTGCTTTAGGCACAATTAAAATGAACCATGATATTTACCATGAATCTGTATACGAGGAAGACTCTCCTGAATGGGTAAGAGAAAAGATTCCAGAGGTCATTCCTTTTATTAGGGCTATCCAGAGTAGATTTGAAAAGCTTATAGAGAACTCACCTACAAATCTTTACTACGATAGTGAATTAGACAGTTGTGTTGAGAATGTCATTCTAGGTGGTTATGGTAATGAACCAATACCAAAGGAAGCATTCTTCTTAGCAAGAGAGTATGTGGATTTGTGTATTAATATGAAACCATCTGCTGAACTGCTTAAATGGTATGAGCAGATAGAGATAGATGAATTACTAGAAGGATAATTATGCTTAATTTATTTATGTATGAGTCTTACAGTCATATTGACGGAATATCTTTTAACTATATCAGTTACGGTACAGCTACTGAATTTACGGTAGATTTGATTGATAGTTGTGTAGCTACCATGAATCCTGAGCTTATAGTATATGCTAAAGAAAAAAGTAAATTTAAACATAATCGAAAACAGTACTATCCTTTTCAAGAAGATGTTGGTACTTCTTGCTATGGTGAGTATTCTATAGAAAGAGAAAGTGATGTTCCTAAAGAAGTAATCATTAAATTCTACAGACGAGCATACGATACTGAGTTTATAAACACACTCAGAAGTTTAGAGAATATATACAAGAGTATTATTTCTAAATACCAAGAAGGATGGTGTGTTAACAGGAAAGGTGTGGTAGTAAGTAATTATCTTAGTTCACCTTCACCTAATAATCCATCATCTGCTTCTCTTATGCCTTTTCCTAAAGCTAAAGATATGAATCCAGATGCTTTTAAAGTAGTTGAGTATTTTATGCAAATGCAAAAGCTTCATATTAATTGGAAGATTCCTGAAGAGATTAAGCTGTTTATTGAGAAGTATGAAGCTTTGACATTATTGGAGAGTTAAATGGATATTTTGACTATACATAAATGCCTTATATTAGAAGGTGGTTTAACAGCAAGTCACTATTTTTTTGCCTATAAAAAAGAGCACAGCATTGATATTTGTGACAGTGCCTTTCTGACTTTATATCCTAATGTTATGGCTTACATCAGAGGAAAATATCCTCATGAACATCCTCAGACTAAGACTCTATACGCAAGGATGTACAATGAAGAGGGTATGGATGATGAAGATGTACCTCAGTTTGTAAGAGATGAGCTGTACAAACGTGAAGAGAATCTTGAATACGTTAAAGCACTTGAGATACTTCAAGCTACTTTTGAAGAATTAATAAAAGTTTATTGTGAAGGATGGACTGTATCCTCAAAGGGTACTGTAGTTTGTAATTATGCTATTAAACCTTTTGATGAAGAAACATCTGATACAGATAAAAAACTAGATGAAGTAACTAACCCAAACGCTACTATATTTAAAGTAATAGAGTATTTTATTGCGTTACAGCTATTACCAGTAGGTGAACCAATACCTAAAAAGATTACTGAGTTTATTGAACAGTGCAATGCTCTGAAGTTACTAGAGGGATAATTATGAGTTCTTTATTGGAAGACATTTCAGAGATTGAAATGAGAACCTACCAAGTAGACTATAAGGATTCCACAGGAGAATTACAGCGTAGTGTTTTCTTTTTTAATGCTGAACGTCACATCTCAGACCTTATAACTAGTTATTTAATGACGGTTGCTTCTATAGATTTAGATGATGTAGAAGATTCAGATTTAGCAGTATCTTCTTATACTGACCATCAGTTTTATGGTCATCTACTTCCTTACATCTCTTTTATTCAAACTAAGTTTAAAGAACTTACTGAATACTGTGTTGCAGATGTTTATAAAAAAGATAATGTGAAATTAGTAGTGAATGTTAATTCATGTTCAGTAGCTCACTCTACTGAACCATCAGCAGAAGCTTTTCAACTAGTAAAATGGTTTAATGAAATTCAAGATACTAGAGCAATACCTAAAGATTTACCTAAATACATTGAAGAGCAAGAAGCCAAAGAATTACTGAAAGGATAGTTATGCTAGTCAAAACTTATGGATACTCATTGAATTTGAATGCCGAGACTACAAAGAAAAAGATTATCTACAGTATTGACCCAGAAATACATTCTTCTAGAGCACCTATACTTAAAGATAACCCTATCTTAGATAGTGTATCTCGTTCAATGTACGGTAAACAAGTTCACTTAAGTAAGATACATTTCCCAGATGCTCTGAATGAAGAAGAGTTTAATTTGTATCATTCTGTAGAGGATAAGATTATTACTTTACAGGACATCTTCTATGATTTACATGAGGACATTCCTTATGGTTTATACAAGCTTGACGACATTATAGTATCCAGTATAAATGATAAGGTTGGCTCTCTTAATGTAACTATTGATATACAAATAGTTCTAAAAGCTGGATTAATGGTTAAGGGAATGGTTCTCTTGAACCAAGGAAAAGAACTTCCTGACTACATTGAAAAAGTTATTGAGAACTACAATGCAATGAAATTACTGGAAAATTAATCATGACTACACTGAAAAACCCAGATGACTGTGGTTTAAATAGAAATACTATATGTAGAACCTCTTCTAATTTATCTGAAGAAGTTATTACTTGTTACTCTGATTTCTATCAATTAGAAACAGATATTAATTACAGTTTAGGTATAAGTATTTTAAAGACAGATGACATAACTATATGTTCCACTTTACGGCATACGGATAATTACAAAAAGCTACGCAAACTAATTCCTTACATTTCCTACATACAAGAGAGATTTGCACGCTGTACTAGTAAAAGCAAAAAAGGAATTTTCTATAATAAAGATTTAGATGTCTATATACGAGTTAAAGTTAACTCAGCAGGTATTGAAACAAGTGAAGAGCCTTCATTGGAAACTTTTAAATTGGTCAAATGGTACATTGAGATAAATAAAGAACAACGTGTACCAAAAGACTTGTTGAAGTATATTGAACAAGAACAAGCTCTTGAGTTATTGAAAGGTTAACCATGAAGAATGAACCAAGATTTGCAATGTACACCATTAGTACAAAGAACTGGTTAGGTAAGTATGAAGCAAAGATAAAGCTTCCTTTCAATTTAGCTAATTTAAGATGCTGTCTGGCAAGAAGTATCTTTTTAACTATGTATAAGCCACTTGATACTTTTATCTTTATTACATTAGAAGAAGATGCTTATGATTTACTTGAAAAACATAAACAAGTATTTGACATCATAGATGACTGTCAGACTATCTTTGCTAACAATATTAAAGATATACCAAGTGGTGTCTTTACTGTAGGACAGGTTCAGATAGCAACTGATGACGTATCCTATGTTGGAAAAAGTACCTTTCAGGAAATAGATGATTTGTACTACTCTGGAAAACGCAAAGATACTATCAGAGAACAATTAAGGAAAGCAGCAATCATTGTAGAGGGAATACTTCAATACAAATTCCATGGAAAGTTTACTGATGAATGCTTGGCTCTTGTAGATGATTACAGAGCAGCTAAGATGTTGGAGGGGTAATTAATATGTCAAAAACTCGTGTCTTACTTAAAAAGTATACAGTTAACTTTCATAATAAAGACCATAACATTGTCTTTGCTACTAACTTCCTAATTACAGATGGTTTACTTAATGCTAAATTAATCATTTCTGCTGCTGGTTCTCTGCGTAACCCAATGGGTTTTCACACTGTCATAGAAATGGATTATGTAGAAGCATCTAAGAGTAATGTACCTCGTCATTTCCTTAAGAAACCTACACTCAGCTTAATTAAGGACATCATAACTGAATACAATCAATTGATTCAGAAGATACCTCGTGGTTTATATGAATATAAAGGTATCAGAATCGTACTATCACCTGAAGAGTTCCATAAAGTTACAGAAGAAGATGTAGTTGATATGGATTCACTAGACCCTTTGATTATGCAAACAGTGAGATATGCTACTACTCTTGTCCATGCTTTCATTATTCTACAAACTGATAGTAAACTTCCTAAGTGGTTAAATGAAGAGCTTGAAGGACACAGAGCTTTAAATATATTAGAAGGATAACCATGAGTATCGTTTTATCTAGAATTGTCAATTCTGCACCAGATAAATACAAACATCCTATTAATTACTATGTAGTACCTAATCGACAAATCTATGGTGATTTCTTCCGAAGTGTTGAAGCAACTTACTATTCTCATGAAGAACTTACAGATGAGTATATAGAATACATTCATCCAAACTACTTATTATTTGTATATTATGAATTAGATGATGCAGACCTTAAACATTATGACTATGATAATGATGAGGATAATAAACACTTAGCTTTATTAAGATGGTATATGAATAAAGAAGTAATACTAAATCCTCTTGGAGAATTAATGAATATCTTTGAGACTATTACTAGTAATTATGACTCTAACTACTATATTAAAGAAATTCCTGCATTAGTCTATGATACAAAACAGAAAGACTGGGTTATTAGTGAAACCAAGACAGAACAAGTGTTTATAACAAATTCACTGTCTTATAGACAGCTTGGAAATCGGGATAACCTCATTAGTATTACTGGTTCTCAAATGGTTGATATTCCATTCCGTATTGTTCAAGCTCTTCACTACTTCAATAATCTAGTTAGAGCAGAGAAAGTACCTGATTGGGTATATAAGATTATCCATGATTATGAAGCGTATAGACTATTAGAGTCTTAATCTTCCCCTTTGGGTATCACCAATCAAATAGGTATCTAAAATGAAACCAAATGAATACTATTGCTTAGACAAAGCATTAGTCCGAATTGACAGCATTGAAGGTAATACCGTCACTTATATGCTGTACAATGATGATGGTTCATACTGTAAATGTACTGAATCCATCCAATCTTTAATCCACTTTTTAGGAGCAACAAAATGAAAGTAACATTGGAAGACTTGTTGAAACGTGTAAGCCAAGAAGAAGGTGCACTCGACAAAGTATTAGCTGGCTTGTTTGTAACAGCTAAAATCAAAGCATTGCATGACATCATGCATGAACTGGAAGACATTCCAGAAGAAGTCTTTACAGCTTGCCGTAAAGCTGTAGAAGAAGGTGAAGACAAGAAGAATGGTTCAACTAACCGTTACTTCCACTTGGCTAATGAACTGGGTAAAGTAATGGCTCATCATCATGAACTGTATGACACCAAAGAAGAACCATCTGAAGACAAAGAAGAATCAGGTATCACCTGTCTTCATGTTAAAGACGGTGCAGAGTTCACTAACCCTAAAGGTCGTAGCATTAAAATCGTTACTGTAAGTGGCGGTAAAGTATGCTACAAAGAACGCTTTGAAGACCATGTAGAGTCTGACATCATCGATGTTGAAGATTTCTGTCTTCTGCTTTCTAAAGGTGACTTTGAACAGGTAGCTTAACCATGAAAATCAAAATCTACGGTAAACCATCCTGTCCATACTGTGAGAAAGCTAAAGCTTTAGCTGCCTCCTTCGGTGAATACGAATACATCAACATCGTTGCTGAAGGTATCACCAAAGAGAAGCTCTCAGAGATTTGTGGTAAGGAAGTAAGTACAGTACCACAAATCTTTGTAGATGGTGTACTGGTAGGCGGTTACACAGAGTTTGCAGCCAAATACTCGTAACTCTTTCAGCCGTGTAATAGCGGCTGTGTGTTGAAACGCAGCTAAATACCAATAACCTTAATAAATCCTCTTTGAAGGCTAATGAGAAATCATTAGCCTTTTAATTTTATCCATCGTTACCTTAAAGGAAATTCAAAATGAAAAAAATCAACTATGTATTGAACCAAGAACAAACTAAAAAACGTTTGATGAACTCTGTTAAAGCCAACATCCCTTGTTTGGTTACATCACAACCAGGTGTAGGTAAATCAGCCATCATCAAACAGATTGCCGAAGAACTGAAACTGAAGCTGATTGACATTCGTCTGACCCAAGTAAGCCAATATGACCTGAACGGTTTACCAGCAATCGAAGAAGGCAAATCTTACTATGCGCCAATGAACCTGTTCCCACTGAAAGGTTCTAAAATCCCTGAAGGCTATGAAGGCTGGTTGATTTTCCTCGATGAATTTATGTCTGCCGACAAATTCACCCAAGCTGCTGCCTACAAACTGTTGTTAGACCGTCAAATCGGTGAACATGACCTGCATGAGAATGTTCGTATTCTGATGGCTTCTAACCGTGCTACTGACGGTGCTTTGGTCACTAAAATGAATACTGCCATTCAATCACGTATTACCCATGTGGAAATGGAAGCAGACTACAAAGTATTCACCCAATATGTTGCCAAAGAAGTTGAAAAAGGTAACTGGCATCCATTGGTGTATGGCTTCATCAACTTCATGCCTAAATACATCAACAACTTTGACCCAGCCAAAGAAGTAACAACCTATGCTTGCCCTCGTACTTTGGAAATGCTCTCTAAAGAATTGAAAGCAGGTTTGTTGGATTTGGATTATGAAATCTATATGCCAGCCATTGCAGGTATTGTAGGTGAAGCAGCAGCAACTGATTTCTGTAGCTTCTATGCGACCTATGGTCAACTGCCAGACTACAAAGACATCATCGCCAAACCAGCAACAACACCTGTACCTGAGCAGATTGCTGCTAAATGGGCATTGGGTGCATATCTTGGTGAACACATCGAAGAGAAAGACCAA